TTCCGGTTTGTGCCTGAATGGCGGCTTGCTGTTGGCGCGCGGCATTCGAAGCGTTGGTGTTTCCAACAGTCAGATCCACCAGTGATGAAGGATCAAGTCCACTTTGCGGGCGCGCGATGCCTTGGCCGAACTGAGCCAAGCCGAGACGTTGGGCGAACGTCTGGCCCTGCAGATCGGAAATCAAGCTTGCCGTCGATTGGCGGCGCTGAGCGTTGGCGGCATCCTGTGCGGCCTGTGCCTGTAGTGTGGCCTGATCCTGTCCACCCAATTGGCTGGCGGCGGCCAAACGCTGTTTTTGAAGATCCAGCGATTTCAAGCCGAGATCACGCGCGGAAATATCGCGGCCAAGGCCAAGACGTCCACCACTCACACCGGCAGCCGTGGCGCCGGCGGCGCGAGTGACTTCGTTGCGTGTTCCGGTGTCGAGTGTGCCACCAAGGGCAAGATCGGCGCGGGCTTTGGTAATGGCGTCATCCAACAGGGATGAACGGGCAAGCGGGTTATTTCCGGCCTTCGTGAAGTCACCATAAAGATCAGTGCGAAGTTGATCGCGGCTTGTATCGGCGCCGGTGGTGTAGGGCAGCAACGATGCAGTAGCTTGGCGGCGCAATGCTTCCTGTTCAGGGGCATATTGCTTTTCGAGTTGGATCGAATCAGCTACGTTTCTCTTTGAGAGATCACGCGCCTGCGCATCCAAAGCTTGGATGTCCACCGGAGTGGGTCCGTTACCGGCTGCGCTCTTGGCAGCCTTTTTTTGTTGCTCGCCACTATAAACTGACGTGGCGAGGCCGGCGACGCCGACACCTACAGCAACCCAACTCATGGTAAATCCTTTTGTTTATTTTCCAATTGTTCAGAACGTTGAAGAGCGAGAAATGAAGCGCATTCCTCTTCTGTTTTAGCGATTACGTGCTGTTCGATATTCTCAAGATTGGTTTCCGGCGTGACGTGAAATGTCACCCATACCGTTTTTTCTTTGATCAAAAGAATTCGGCGTGTTCCCGGTTCAGTGATCCCCATGTATGGCGCTTCGTATTCTTTCCATCCAGTTGCCTTGTCCCAAACAGCACACTTGCCTTCAAGGATCACAAATGGATGGCGGTGCTTGTGGATTTTCGAAGTGATTAGAGAACCGCGATACATCGTTGTTTTTCGGCTGTAGAGTCCGGGCGTGAAAATGTGCTCAGTGAGCGTTGTGCAGGGCGGCATGGACCGCATGATCACTTCTAGTTGATCGATGCTCTGCACGCCAGCGACAGCCGCGGCAATTGTATCCGCGGACATCTTGGCCGGCGCTGGTTGCAATATGATTTCAGCTAGGAGACTCATGGGTGATCCGGCTCACTGCCTTGGCAATGTGCTGTTCGATTTTAAGGAGATTGAAGGCGTCGAAGCGGAAGCGATTAAGCTTTTGTCCTGTGCAATGCTGGCAGATACGATTCACGATGGCGTAATCGTCAAGGGCATCGTAATTGATGTGAACGGCGTTGGGAATCCGGCTGCAGAAAAGAGCGTGCGCGCGTTCGATGATTGGCCAGTTGGTAAGTGGTGCACCGATCCATTTTTGATAAGCTTCGCGGCTGGATTCCGGATCGCGATCAATGATCACCACCGGTGATTCGCAAAACAATTCAATCGCCTTTTCTGGATACATGCAGGCGGCGGCCGGATCGGAAAGCCCAACCAAAACTTGCGCAATGCCGGCGGCGCGCGGCTGCATCATCTCATGATAGCGCACGAATCCTTCAATGCTTTCGAGACTGACAGCGGCATCGTGCACGCACTGAACCAAGTCACCACTCAAAATGGCGGCCAGCCACGCACTGCGAATGCGGGGAAGTCCGGTGATCAAGAATGTGTGGTTGAGCGTCATTAGAAGCGGTAGATAAGAGCGTTCATGCCAAGCACAGGGCTTTGGGTGTTGTGAGGCTGATCGCCGCCGGCTGAACCCGTGGCGCCAGCACCGTCGTTGGCCCAAAGCGGATTTGCTCCCGCGATACCTGTTCGATTCGGTGCAATCGTTAGTGGATGGGTGTGGGCAGCCAATTCTGGTTCTGTCAGGATGTGGGTTTCTTCACCCTTCTTTTGGGCAAGGGATGTGGGCGTGGCGCCGAATGCATCACCGGTTCCAAGTCCGACACGGCCGCGGCCACGCAAATCAGGAAGTCCGAATGTGCTGATGCCATCGCCACCAAAGACAGCGCCAATCGCTGCGAACAACTGCGGATCTCCCGCAATCAGTTTGATCGTTCCATCGCAGATGTAGAGGCGCGCACTTGGCGAAACGCTGCCAGCGTAATCGATAACCATACCGGGATAAATATCGCGCGCCCAAACCGGAGGCACACCAACGCCGTTCGACGTCAGCACTTCGCCAGCTGGCCCTGTTGGTGGTAGCACCGAATTGATGGCGGTGGTGATCGTGGCAATCACGTCTTCATAAACATCGCGCCATGCACCGTTGTAATAGGTGAAAACGCCAAGGCCTTTGCCGGCATTGCTCAGCTTCACCCAAAGTTGAAACTGATCTGGATTTGGCGGGATGTTGGATAGAATGTACCGCAGCGTGACATCGGCCACCGGCAATGGCTCATAACGTCCGGATGTGAAATCGAATCCTTTCCAGATGCCAATGGAACTAGACTGATCCAGCCAAGGGCCAACGTTGAATGGTGGTTCGGTACTGCCGGCGGCGAAGAGCGCAAGGGCTTGTTGCGTGACGATGGAAAGACGTTCGGCAATAGCGTCCGCGAATTGTTGTGGTGTACCCTGAAAGTTCAGGGGTAGAGCACCCATCTGGATTATGAGAGGGAGGGAGTTCATTAGATTTCAGGGAAACTGATAGTTGAACCGCTGCTGCTGCTCATGCAGCAACCGCCATCCGGAGCGATGTAATCGACTTCAGGAAAGCGCGGGGTGAAGGGTGAAAGTGCTTTGAATGGCGTGCTCATATGAATATCATTCCGAATTACAGTTACCGGGGTTAAGCACATTATTAACTGATGGATAAATCTCTAGCCCACGTACAAATGGAGTAATTCCTGTAATTTCTATATTACCAAATGAATCACTTTCTATTTCTATCATAACTTCTGAATATATATTGAATGGATCTGATGTTCCATAACTTCTAGAATAGAATGTAATATTAACATTATAAATAGTATTTGCAGAAAGTCCTGTTTTTGTTATTTTGTATCTTGTTTGACGTATTATAAAATCAAATCCAGAAACACGTTCTTGATATGATGATGTGCAGCAAGATCCTAAATTCGGAGTAGTCCATATACTCCAACCACCATCTGGATCTGGGAATGATCTATTTATTGCATTTTCTTCTGTATCTTCTATTGAAAGTGAATCTGAATTTATTATAGTAGTAGATGATACTGATGCACCGGGTGAAAATTCATGGCATGGTGGACGTGATATCCATGATCTTTCTGTTTTATTTTCAAAATCAAGTTGGAATATATTAGTATCACCTGATGATTCAGTAACATCTACGTTTGGCTGTGCTACTGTAGATGGAACACATACACCACCAGATGGATTATCACTCCATACCTGTACTGATAGTGGTATTAAATTACAGTTATCATCATATATAGCATCACCTGAACCAAGTACTCTTGTCCTTTGAACAGCTGTAGATCCAACACATCCTGATGCTGTTGAAAATACACAATAATTATAATCTATGTTTATAGTGTTTTTTCTATATTTCTTTGGTGGTATGCTTTGGTCGGTAAATTCGCTATATCCACAAAGTGAAGCAATCGCCGTTCGTGAACTGCATTCAATAACAACATCAATGACAGGACAAATTATATCGGATTCGGCTTGTGCTTGCGCCGCGGCCTGTGCGGCAGCATCGGCGGCAGCCTGAGAAACCGTTGAACGAAATTCACCGGCTTTGATAAAGACTGTAACCGGTGGCGTGATGATATCGCCCGGGCAATAAGCCGTGAATCTCTGGATCGTGTTGATCCAAACAAACTGTGAACATGTGCATTCCTGTTCCGCGCGGAGGCGTGCAAGATGGCGCGCCTTGCGGTCGGCATCTGCCTGCGAAATGATGCTTGTGGCGGTGGCATATTGCGTGATCTCAACCTTGGAACGCGGGCAAAAGATCGTTGTCGATCCGGCGCCGTCGAAAACAGGAAATGGACAGCGAATGACAAAATTGCTTTTGTCAGAACATCCGCGTTCGGTGAGTGAATTCGGTCCAACTTCATCGATCTCGCAATCCCCGGCCGGCGGATCACCGTAATGTTTGGCGAACATGCCGAAGCCAGTGAATCCGAATCGTCCGGACCAAAGCACAAGCAGGGCGAAAGCCTGATCGATATCATTTGGATAGGGTGATTCGATTCCGCAGATATTGCAGTCACCCGGATTGTTCGTTTCCTGCGTGTTGATCACGCGCGTTTGCGGGCGAAGGCCTTCAAAGCAGGTGTTAATATCGTAAATCTGATCGGCATAGACGGCGCCCTTCGTGGCGACGATTTCCTTGTTCAGAATCTTGTAGAATCCACCCTTTCGGCCACTGACTGCAACGGCCACGGACACATCATCCAAAATTTCATAGCCATAAACTTCCGCGCGGATGAAGCGTTTGAAGCTCTTCAAGTCGCCGAAGTTCTGATTCTTGGTTTGAACCCAGCAGGTGATGGGTGCGCCATTGTCGGTGCGATCTGGTTGGTTTGCTTCCCAAATCTTCACGCATCCGGTGCTGTCTTTCGAAATGAAGAAAATGCGTTCATGACCATTGATCTTGGCCGATGTCCATTGAACCGGAAACCAGCCGGTCCAAAATGAATTCCAAGCCTTGGTTCCATCCTCGAGCACCGCTTGATCCAAGCACCACGTGTGTTTGTTCCGAAGATCACCGGAAGGAACTGAAACCAAAAGATAATTTTCAAATGCAGCGGTGCAAATTCCAGTCATGTCAGGACCGATGTTTGCCTTGCTGCACATCATTTCATTATCCTGAAAATCCATGCGCGACGTGCGATTCAATGCCAGTGCTTGATCGGTGTTGATCATTCCCATCGAAGAGAACCACCAAATCAGACCGTACTGTTTGACCAGTGAGAACGGCGCCACGCAACCGATGTTGGCGAAGACGATCTTTTGGAAATTCGGCGTCGTCAGCCAAAGATTTCGATCCTGAATGTTCGTCTGGAAAAGTGTGCTGTTGTCCGCGGTGAAAACCAAAAGCCCGTCTTGTTCGGGTGTCTCAATCATGCCAGTGCATTCCCCGGTAAGGTAGAAGGCGCGGCCTTCATTGATGTAGCGCGCTTCCGTGAACTTCATTGGGTTTCCAAAGTCACTTGCGAACACCATGCCATTGCGTTCCACCCAAAGACGGTTTCCGGACCATTTCATGAACAGTCCGATGAACGTTTCATCAAAGCCATCCACGGTGAGGATGTCCCCATTGGCGTCGAAATGGTTCGATGGCGCCGGGTTCAGATGGCGCGCGTTGTTGCCATCCCAAAAAGCTGCCTTGGTGGCGCCATCCTGAATCATCAAAACGTTGTAGGGATGTTCCAAGAAAAACAGTTGTCCATCCGCGGTATAGTCGGAGGATTTCAGACAGCTTTCGAAGATGATGAATTTGCTGGTCGGGTTGAATTGAATTTGTGGCAGTAATCGCGCGGCGGTGAATGGCGCCGGAGTCACCCAAATTCTTCCGTCGATTGCGGCCACCAATTGAGGAATACCACCCGTTGGCGTGAAGGACGTGAAACCCTGCACGCGAACAGCATCCCTGATGATGTCGACGATGGATCTTGTTCCCGGCCGTGTCTGGATCACGCCACCACGATTCACCACGTTCATGCCAGCCACGTATTCCGTATCCAAAAGGGCATCGGAAAGCGTGTAGCTGTCGCATCCGCCGACAAGGTAGCCGGCGCCGTATTCAAGAAGTGGTGTCGTAGAATCAGCCATTTTTAATATCCGCCGAATGATCCCCAATAACCGTCATTGTAGAGGGAATCATTGTTTTGGTAGATGTTCGTTGTGATCTGCGGACCAACAGCGGTTGGAACCTGTTTCACGTTTTGATCCTCAGAAAGCATTCGCACCGCATTGGATTCGGCCGCCTGTGCGTCATCGTAACGGCGCTGATTGTAGAGCTTCACCGCTTGACAGGCCAATTTGATGGCGAGTCGATTATCGCAGTTCACCCAATCGGTGTAAGAGCGGATGTTTTCGAAGGCCTTGCGGTACTTGATACGCACCCATGAATTGGCGCGCGGAACACGAATCCGGTTATAGGAAGGGTACTGTTCCGTTGGATCATAGTAGCCAAGCAAAACTTTGTTGGTGGCTGAATCTGTATTCGCCGGATCGATACCAACAAGCCGGATGAATCCTTGGCGTGGCAATTCAAGTTCCACGCGGTCTATGCGTGCAAACAGTGGTGGATTCGCCGGGCTGATTGGAAAACCGTTAATGGTTGGAACAAGAAATCCTTCTTGCATGGCGCCATTGGCCCCGGGTGTCCAAATAGCCTTTCCGTTGGAATCAGATCCGAAGACGCGAACTTTTTTGTTATTGTCGGCTGCATTTTCCACCACCGTGACAAGGCGCGATGGCGCGACAAGATCACGGAAAGTGCATGATTGCGTGTCGAGCACATCAGCCATGCCGCAGTCAGTCCACTTGACCGAACCCACGCCATTGATGTGGAACTGATACCACTGATCACGCAGGAAGGTCGGGAATCCGCAGGAATTTATGGCGAGCACTGTTCCAACAAAATGGGGCAGCGTCACACACGAGTTGCACACGGCAATGTCGATCACGCCAAGCGAAAAATCGAAATGTGCCTTTTGTGCGAGCAACCGGAGGGCGTCAGTCAACCCACTCTTCACCTGCGCAGGATCGCACGTGGCAAGCCCGTCAGATGAAATGATGTCCGGCAGTAGATCGTTGACTGTAAAGCCCATGATTTATTCCTCCATGGTTTCATCCATTGGATTGGCGGTTTCTTTCTTAGATTCCACTTCGTCCAATGCTTCACCAAAGCTTTTCGTTTTAGGTGCCTTCATCATGCCGGCGCCCATCGGTTTGATCCCAGTGATTTCGAGATCGCATCGATATTCGCCGCGCTTTTTGTTTTTTGTATCCTCCACCTTCGTGAAACGAATCATGGCTTCGCCTTCATCTGGCAGATCCATTTCTTCCTTCGATGTGATCGTCAGGTGGGGATAATAAACAGACGGACCCTTGGATGGTGAATCTGTGATTTTTTCTGGCTTGCTGCCAAGATCGTAATATTCGGGCATGGGAGTGACGGGTTAAGGTGTTGGCGTTTCCACAATGAAATATTGCTGCGCTTCCGGTACTGGTTCGACGGAACAACATTCACGCTGCACAAGCGGTGGGCGCGTGAATCTTTGGACCGCCACAAGATCAGGAACGCTCAGCGTATAATCACAGTCCTGCGGAATCGGCTGCGGTGAACAGCAACCGAAATCCGTTTTCAGATTGATGGGAATTGGAACGCGCGTGTTCATGCTTTTATTCTGGCCAGAAAGTTCACAATTTTCTGTTGTAGCCGGCTGGCCGCGCCATCGATGGCAGTGATGGGATGCACATCATTGCGGATGTCATTCACCACGTCAGCCATGGCCCCGGGTGAGAAGTGAGTAATTTTGACATACAAAAAAAGCCCGATGGCCAAAGCTGCCAGCAGTAGGATTTGATTGCGTTGGCGCTGGGCGCCCAATTGTTCGGCCGCGGCCGTTTCAAGATCCAGATCGGCCCTTTGGCGTGCGGCCAGCGCAAGATCTCTTTCGTGTTTTACCTTTTCAGATTCCTTCAATGCTTTGTCATAAAGGACGTTGATTGCCGCAACGTTTCCTTCCAGCACCGCCACCTTTCTTTTTTCCACATCGATCAGACCCTGCGAATCGGGCGCCGGCAATAGTCCGAGTGCAACCAGTATTTCACGGGTGATGAAATTCTTTTCTTTGGATTCAGGCGCATTCGCATTTGCTTCACCAATCTTTGTGATGGATGCCGCGGCCAACGCATCTTTGTGTTGGGTGACTTTTTCCAGATTGGCAGTGGCTTCCGTTGAGGCGGCGGCGCGCTTGCTGGCCCCATCAAGGATCTTTGGCTTTGCCACCCACGTGCCAACCACGGCAACTACGGCGACGGCAAGAACAACCACAAGGCCAACGGCCCCTCTGTTTTTATGGTCCATAAAAATCGGCCAAAGTTGAGATAAGTTCTGGTTGTGACATTCCGCGCAAATTGGTTTCACCGGTTCTATTCTCAACAATCTTGGCCACGATGGTTTGTTGTTGAAGTCCGTTATTTATTCTGTCGCCGATGATGATGAAATATAGCTCTTGCCAAATTCGGTAGTCGCCAGCGCCGCTGAGATTGACCGGATCATTCGTAATCCATTCGGCCCAACGTTTCAAAACGGTGTTCTCGGTAAGGGCGACGCTTACATTTTGCGTACCATCCGCCTGCGCAACCTTAACCAAGTTATGCATGTAAAGTTTACCGTTCATATTGCTAGGTAAATTCCTTCGTCGATTAGGATTCCACCATTACGCTGGTTCACCAAAAGCGTTGGAAGATCCGCCGGCGGAATGGCTGGATTGGTTTCGAAAACTGGCTGGCCATCCACGAACACGAGTTCCGATGTGTACCCAAGTGGAATTGTGGCGCCACCCATTGGATCAATGGCGCCTTCACATGGGGGTTGTTGTCGGTTCTCGTTGTTACAGTTCACTGGATTTTTGAAGGATCAGGAACGACTAGAGGCGTGTTTCTATTCTCCCAACGAAACCTGTTCAGGTATCGCTCAGTGTCTTGAACTGTCCACGAGTTGGATGCCATGATGGCCATTTCATCGTGAAGTTTATCCACTTTGGTTTGCAGCTGCAGCATCTTGGAATCCACGCGCAGGAATGATTCCGCCTGCGCGTTTTTGAAATCACTGATCGCAATGGCCATTGTGTAGCCAAAGATGATCAGGCCAGCGGACCACACAAAAGCACGGGCCAGACTGCTAACCACAAATTTGGTTTTTTCAGGCTCTACAGATTCGATTTCTGGTTCCTCAGTCGACTCGTGATGTGATTTCATTTTTTAATTTCCGGGGGTTTGGATTGAGAATCGTCAATGATCAGCGGATCTAGTGCGCAAATAACTGATGGCGGGATTTGATTTTCGGTTGGTCCGGTTCCGATGTTCAAACCGGAGAAATTGAATTGGTGCGGCGTGTAATCGCTTTTGATGTCCAGAATATTTTCGTACTCGGTAGTGAGTGCTTCGATTCGTGGATCTCCTTTTTTCAATCCAACCTCACCGGGTTGCAAAATGGCTTTCAAAAGTCTCTGGTGAGCCTCCTGAACGTCTTTAACGATGGTGGTTGTTTTGGTGATGTTCTTGGCGATTGCGTAGGCGACAGAACCAGAAAAACGATAGGGAATGATTGATCCGGGTGTCGTTTGGCTTGGTGTACCGTCTAGGCGTTGCAGGGCTTGGTGTATTTCGAATACTTGTCGATTTTTCATAGAAAAAGTTACGAGGGCAGTTCGATGCCATAAATGGCGATGTCTGCCGTGGCCGCGGTTCCCTGTGCAACCGTCAGGCGGGGAATCAGCGTGGCGGCCGTGAGGGGCGCATTTCCCATTGCCGTCAGGGTCATCACGTGCATCTTGCCGGCGCCGCTCAGACCGGTAAGGGCTGCGGGTGTCACAACGGCAGTTCCACCGCCGGCGGCCGCGGTGTATAGGCCAAGCTCAGCAGTCGAACCAATGGCGCTGGCGTTGTAAACCACGGCGTAAAGTGGAATGTAGGAAGTGCCATCAATGGTGATGGCGCTCAGATCGATTGGCGCCGCGGCATTCAGACTCACACCGGTGACAAAGCCAAGAAGGCGATAGCGAGTCACTGGTTCGTCAACCCACTCAGGAAGGCCGCCGGCCGATGCACGCATGAACTGTAGCGGTGTTCCAATGGGAAGTCGGGCGGTGATGTTCGTTCCGTTGCGATAATAAAGATCTCCGATGCCATCCGAACCCATATTCACCTGCGGACTGGTGAGGATTGGCGACGTCAGCGTCTTGTTTGTCAGGGTTTGCGCCAATGCCAACAGGACAAGCGTATCGCTTCCGGAAGCCGGAATGGTGATGTCATTATTGGCGCTGGCCGCCGTCTTTAATGTCGTCGCGAAGGTCGACGTCGGATTGAAAAGCTTTAGCGTGCCATCATTGAAAGTCTTGGCGCCGATGATCGTTTGCACGGCGGAAAGAACCATGTCGCCGGCGCCGGTGATCGTCACAGTGACAAGTCCGTCAACCTGTGATGCAGTCACGCCAATGCCAGTGAAATTGAAAGCCGTCGCCGCGGTGGTGATCGTAACGCCTTCTTCTTGCACTTCGATGAACGGGCTTGCGTCAACAATACCGTAGCCGGCTCGAGTGGTTGGAAGATCATTGATCGTTGAAAATGGTTGCTGTCCGGTATGATTGTTCCGGTTCAGCAAAAATGCCGGCGAAATGCCGGATTCCTTTATCAAGCGCCCGGTTGGGCCATTAAACAGGACAATATCCCCATCCGTCGCGCTATCAGGGCCAACCACATCACCACTGCCGATCAAGGAGGCAAGGGATGCGCGAAGGGTGCCAAATGGCACGTTGTAGCTTGTATCTAGGGTATAAGGAAAGCGGACAACGAAAAAAAGATCGTCATCCTGTAGCTCAAGAGCTTCCGCCAATTCGTTGAGCTTACGCGTTGAATTGAAATCGATAGGCATCTTCGTAATAGCGGTTAAGCGAAATCCGTCCCCGCTTTTACACGAGGACGGACCTTCTATGAGCTTTCGAACAAACCCGTCTTAGGTAACGGGGAGGGACTGCGAACCGGTCGAAACGTTCGGGCAGGAAGCGAAGCCAAGATCAGACTGGCAACGCGTGTATGCGAACGGAATGATGCCATGCGGAACGCGCGGCGACACCATGAACTTGAGCGCCCAAATGAACTGGCCGAATTCACGGTACTTGTTGCACGGAATGCGGTCATCATCGATCCAAGTCAATTCACCGGTGGTGAACTGAGCGGGCCACTTCATATCACCCATGGACGTCAGACGCTCTGGCACGCGCCAGCGGAAAGTGTCCTTGGACGCAAGGAAGCCAATTTCATATGGCGCCTCAATCCAGTCCGGGTTCGGGATGTTGCGGGCCTGACCGCCATCCACGTCCGTGCTTTCAATGTACGGTTCGATCAGGATGGGGTTGCCTTCGCCATCGATGTTGTTGAAGCGAAGAGGAAGCGGATCGATACCGATACGCAGGCCGCGGTAAAGCGGGTTGAATGCGTAGCTCCACAGTTCGTTCTTTGCATCGTTGTATCCACCAGTCGTAGCTGCACGGAAATCGCTCAGCACGCCGGCTTCATTGCGGAAGCGATTCGTCTGTTCGTAGCTCGTGATGACGGTGAAATACGAGTTGTCACCTTCGCCGAAGGTTTCAACGTTGGCGTTGTAGACGTAGCGCAACAGCGTTGCGAGTTCGAGCAACGCGGCGAACGTCATCGGGGAGTCCGGCAGAGATCCAAGCCACGGTGCGGCCTGAACGTTTTCACCGCCGGTGATCAGATCACCAACGCTATTGCCCTGAATGGCTACGAACTTGAGTCCGGAGTTGTCCATCAGATTGACACGCTGTTCTGCCATGAAGATGTCCTTCATTGCATTGCGAAGCGCATCGGTGGCCATCTGATAGCCATCTTCGACGGTTTCACGGGCTTTGTTGATACAGACAAGTGGGCTTTCGCCGCGCATGTCCTTCAAGAAACTCGTGAAGGTCTGTTGGCCATACTTGGCGGCCGGTCCAACCGTTCCGCAGGCAGCGTTGGCATTAACCGTGACGGGGCGAGTCAGGCTAAAGCCTGTGACAACGCGATCCATAACGGCGGTGACGACGCGATCACCTTGGAAGTTTTTGACTGTGCCACCTGCGTAAAGTGAGGCATAGGGATTTTTGCGAAGGTTGGTCATCACGTTTTCGAACGTGATCTGAGGAACCTGATTGAGCACCGCAGATGCGATATCTTCTGGTGTTAGCGGACAATCGGCATTGATAGCCATGTGAAAAGAGAATTTCGGAGGGTTATGGCGGTCCCCGCGTGCGGAATTGCCCGAGGTAGAGCCACCGTGTTTGCGGCCTAAGCGGTCGCTTGCTGGTTCCGGCGGCTGACGGACCCTTCTCTTTTACAGCCCTTTGACCTCGAATGAAGGTCGGTGAACGCTAGGCGTTCTACATTCGATGACTTACACTTGTTGCTAGTGTTTTACACAAGTCAAATAAAAAACCCCGACTTCCTTTTCAGGTCCACCGGGGTCCGCCGCAAAATGCGGGTGTTGTATTGACGTTTTGATTACGTCTTGGCCGGCGGTTCAATGACTGTCAGATCGGCGTAAACCTGCATGCCGGGCTTGAAAAAGCCACGCACGGCGGGGTTGTCGATCTGCAGTTCCATTTTGCCGGATGGAGTCGCCTTAGCGAATGAATTATCCTCTGTGTTGTTAGTGCCTCCATAGACGCACTGAAACTTCACGAGATCAGACCATTCATTCGAGACAACTTCCTGTATCTGCAGTTTTGCACGGACTTTCATGGCATAAGAATGCCATTATAACGCCATTGTTATGGCAATATCTTTTCAATAATGATTTCCGCTCCCTCTTCGCCAATCTTTACCTTTTCACTGTAGATGTGAATCTCTGGAATCCATTTCTTGGAGTCGTCGCCGGGCAGTAATAAGAGCATCAAGGAGAGTCGCGAGTTGTCCATCGGCGTCACGCGTTCGATTGTCGCTGTCTCGCAAAGTAATTGTGAGACGAAACTTTGGATTATCGCATCCATCCTTTCCTTTACCTTTTCGTCCGTGAATACGCCGCCGTTTTTCGAAACCCGTTTTCGGTTTTTGAATGATGGGATGTGGCTGCCCCTGATGACCAGCTTCACAGGCTTTTGCGTATTCGGCGCGGGCAAGGATTCGTTTGATGTCATCAGCTTTCCATCTGGAACTTTTTTTTGACATGGTTGAGTGCACAACGGCCCTTCACCCCATGATAGAGCACGGGCGTGATGGTGCCAAGTTTCGGGCGATGTTTGGGCGCGAACAATTCATCAGCGGTGATTCCTTGGCGCGCATAGTCGTTGTAGATAAGACGTGATTCGGTTGCTTGGCGAAGCATGGTTTTGGCGTGTGCACAGTCCCATCCTTTGACACCGGAACATCCATAGAACTGAGGATTTTTAAGATAGAACTGCGGCGAGATCAAAAGATTTCCGTTCACATGGGGATAGGGATGTTCGCCGGCGCCGTAGATGTAGCCAAGAATGAGTTTCCGCTGCGCATGCCATTCTTCATACAATTGCCTGATCCAGTCGCGCGCCAGCGGAACACAATCTGATTCGAAGAAAAGGGCGGCTTCGTAATCCCATTCCCCTTTTTTCACCTTCAAACAAAAATGCACGTAGCTTTCAAAAAACAGATCGTTGCAGGCTTGTGGCCATCCATCCGTCTGCCTGATATTTTTGAAGGTGTGAACGGCGGTGAACTTGCGCGCCACATATCGCGCGGTGACGTGATCGATCTCGGTATCATGGCGAAAAACCAGCATGAAATCGGCATGCTGGTTCACTTCGGGTTCGAGATCCGCAATCAGTTTCGCAAGTTCCATGGCGATTGCTTTGTCGCCATGGTAGCATTGCAGAACCAACAGGATCTTTTTCACGATCCTATAACTTCGCCTGTGTGTTGTTCGGCCCGTAAACGGTTGGACCAACATGGCCGCAGATCAGTCCGGTGTCCACCATCGGCGTGAATCCGCAGGCAGTTGCGCGGATGCAGAATGAAACATCTTCACCGTACCCGGCGGCCAGCCGGCGAAAAAAGGCTGTTGGCTGCGCCGGATCTTTGGGAACGATGTCCGCGAACTTTTGCGGCGCCTCACTCTGGATCTTTTCGAATACGCTGCGATGAATGCACATGGCGCCAGTGGCCACCCATTTGGTGGGTTTCAAGCCCGGGCGCACCAATCGATGTGCGTTCAAGTTTTCCTGATTGGATTCGAAAGCTTCGGAGTATTGGCCGGCGCCGGCGCGGTGGCGCCCAAAGTAAAGCGCGCCAACGAGTGGCTGGTTGTGTGACAGGATTCGTTCAACAAAGAGATAATCGCAATACGGCTTCGGCAGCCCCATGCCATAAATCCCATTGAAAACCTCGCCTGAACCACACGGAAGAACCATGTCATCATCGATCATGATTGCCCATTCACCCTGCGTCTTGAGGAAACGATGCGCGAGCGTATTGCGCGAATCTTCGATCAGTGTTCCCTTTTCATGCAGGATGCCGATCTTTTCAGGACCATATTTTGAGTAATTCCTGAAAAGGGTGTCATGCGTTTCAACCGTAAGTTGGTTGTAGGATGGAATCAGGAAATAAACCTTGCGGCCTTCCCATGATGTTACCTGTGCCTCTTCGGATTTTATTCCCTGATATTCATCAAGGACCATTTGCGCTGCGTCGATTGGCGGGGTGCCACCCTTTGACCAATTGATGATTGTTTGCTTGGAGACGCTGAATTTACGCGCCGCCTCTTCGGTGCCGAGGTTGGCTATAACCTCGAGCACCAACTGACGAAGATCTATGCTCATAGAATGGAGTTTTAGCCTTTATTGCGTGTCACCAAATCCAAGGCAGCACCGAAACTAGATGCTGGTTTGTTGAATTCTTTGCTGATGACTGTTGGAGGGATCGCACCACCGCGCGGAGTCGTGCGGCCAGCGCCCCTGATCTTGTCGATTTCCTTTTTCAGTGCGGCATTTTCGGCAGCCAATGCTGTCTTTTCGCGCTTGAACTTGCTGGCCAGTGTAGCGGCGACGGCGGTGTCCACAAAATCTTCATCGTTCTGCGGATCTAGGTGGGCGGCCAGCGTATCACGCAGTTCGGCGGTGAATTCATTTTCACCAGTCAAACGTGCCTTTTCTTCATCGGAAGCATCGGCGGGGATTTCTCTATCCTTGAAGGTTTCGGCCGTATCGATGATTTGTTTTTTAACCTCTTCGATTCGCACGCGGCGCGCTTCCTTGAACTTCTCTGGCGTCAGCGTGTTCTTGTCCAGTTCCTGTTTTTCCTTGGCTTGCTTTTCGAAGTATTCCTTCGCCTTGGATTTTTCGGTCTGGATGAAGTTTTTCTTTTCATCTTCCAGCATGAACTGCCGGCTGATGGATGCCTGCACGGCTTGCTGATCGGCCACGTTGAGGCTGTCGAGAATTTGCTGAGCAAGATCAGGGTATTTGCGCGCGAAGCCACGAAATCCACCCTCTTTCTTGATCACTTCGTAGGACTGCTTTGCATCCATACCCTTGAAAACGATGTTGTTCGATTCAAGCACCGATGCAATTGACTCTTCCGATTGGTTAATGCGTCCATCATAAACCTCTTTTACTTGGGGATCGCTTTCCAAATCGTGCTGGCGACGCAGCATGTCATATTCCTCAAGCTTTTTCTGCATATCAGCATCGGGCGCCGATGCCTTCTTGGCAGCTTCTTCCAATTGCTTTTGCATTTCAGCAAGCTTGGATTCCTTTTCTTTTAGCTGCTTGTCGGTGGTGGTGTGTTTGCCTTCGGCTTCTTTCATGCGCCGATAAAGTTCACGGAACCGTTTGTTCGCCTTTTCAGACTTGTGCGGATTTTGAAGCTCTTCCTCGAGATCTTTATCCGTCACCTGTTCGCCGTCTGCGTCCCTGCCATCCGTCTTGTCCTTTTTGTCTTTGGCGTCTGGCTTCTG